ATAGTCTTTAACATAGTAATCTTGTCGGTCTACAAACTCTGTAGGAACTAATATTAAATCAGTGGCTAAAGATACTCTATTTTGAGCTGCTAGAATATGAGTTCTATATAACTCTGTAGGAATGGGATTACCATTTTTATCCATAATATCCCATCCCCACAGATAGTTATTCTTTAACTCTGTAGGGGTAATAACTAATCCAGCATCTGGATCATCTGCAGGTGGAGTAGTAGGTTCTTCTTCGGGTGGAGTGATAGGATCTAAGTCATCACTCATTTGGCACTCGTGTAGGTAAAGCCATAGAGATTGGCTTTTACCGCTCCTGTTCCAGTCATAGTTAGAGTATTAGTTTTCTCTAGATTAAGCACTATACAGGTAAAAGGAGAATAACTAATTGTTTCCTTAACATCTATCTCTAAAAGCTTATTTCCATCACCTGTTAAAGTGGCAGTAGATGATGTTCCTGAAAGGAGACAATCAGTTATTACTAAGTAGGTATTCTTCATTACTGGAAAGGTATAGGTTAGACCAGCAGTTCCTGAAGCAGTAATAGCTACTCCATCTAATTTTTGATTAGTTAAATCAGCTATAGAGAGGCGAAGTCCAGGTAGTTTTATCATTTATCCTACCTACCTTTTTTCTTTGACTTGGGTTTTGCTTCTTCCTTAATCTCTTCTTCTTCCTTGATTTCGTCTAATTCATTGATTTCTTCTAATTCTTTAATTTCTTCTTTTTCTTCTAAGTCATCTATAGATATGGATTTTACTTCCCGTAAATCTACCTTATTGGCAGTAGGGTGATTCACATCTGTGAATCCCTTTATTTTAAGCAATGCTTCAAACAATTCCTGATCAGGGATATCACCAATCCCTTCTTCATTAAAGCGAATGGTTTTTCCACTGACCAAGAGCTGTCTATTCTTCAAATCGATGTTTCGAATAAGCATATCTAACCTCCTAAAGGGGGCACCAAAACAATGCCCCCTCCTAAGTTATTAAGCAGCTAAGCGACCGATGTTTTTAACTTTTACCCATTTCCTAGGAGTAGTAAGAACCATAACTCCGTAAATGACTAATGCCCATCGGTAGCTGGTATCAATCTGAGCTAAGTCGATTTTCATCAGAGGAGAGAGCTGACGGAAGTGTATAATATCAGGAACCATTTCACCTAAGAAAGCTACTCTAGTTCCAGGCATAACGGAATTGGTATCATTCCAATTAGTAGGTCCTGAACCAGCTTGATCCTGACAAGGAACAGCAGCTATCCAGTAGTATTTACCACCAGTATTATCATCTTTGCGGTAAATGTTGTAGTATTCTACATTGTTAGCAGTAGGAGAAGTAGCATTAGCAATAGTAATAGGAATGTGTTTAGTTACATCACCAGAGGTCAGAACTACATCAACATCTCCTGCCACTCCTGCGGATTCACCATTGAAGTTGCAAGCTGTAACTTTGTAAGATACAGTTCCACCAGTGGGGAAAGATTTAGCAAAGTCACCATCTGCACCAGTAGGATTTCCAATGGTTACTGCAGAAGGGGGAAGCGGAACATCGAGATTGGTATTAGTTAATGGGCATTCTCGCAGTGGCGAACGAAGGTCAGGAGATTGTAAGAAGAAAGCAGGGCTAACTCTGATGGTTCCTGCTTGAGTAACCATACTTCCAATCTTCACTCCAGCAGTATATTCACCATCATTGGTAGGTAACAAGACTTTCTCTTTGGGGAAGAAAGTAGTATTGAGGTCCTGCCAAACTGCATAGTCTAAATACATCTGATTAGGCATTCCGTAGTTATCTAACACTACCTGAGCAATACTATTGACAGCTCGCTCAGTTAAAGGCTTATTCCTCATATCTACTTCTACTTCAGCAAGACTCCACAAACCATCAAATTCTAAGCCTTCTGAGGGTCGTCCCCCAACCTCGTGCCCTAGTTTAGAGTTCCCATAAAACATAGACCACTCTAATTGACGAGCAATAACCATAGCTCCGTTCCTGTTTTCCATAGTCACAGGGTCAGTAGCATAGGTTCTAGACATCATCATCGGGTGGGTTACTCGTCTGCGGGTTCCGATATACTTAACAAAAGCTACCATACGCTCTAGCTGAGAAGTAGTTTCATTGGGCAGCATACCTTCTCCCATGAATCCACCTTCAGCTCTTCCGTAGCCAGTTAATCTGATGTATTGCTCTGCAGTAGAGTAAGCAGGAATTTTAGCTATGTCATTCCAAATTCTAAAATGCTCATCACGATAAGTAGTGATGTGCAGTGTATTATCTACGTCTTCAGCACGGATTGCTGCTCCATCGGTCATAGCCAATGGGTTAACTTCATATCCAGCGTATAATGCTTTCTGAAGTGCAGCAAGCTCCTCTACTGAGGACATGCCGAATCCTTCATTAAACTGGAAAAGCGGGTTATTCATTGATTAAGAGCACCTCCAAATGTTTTAATCTTTGTATTCAAGAACGGCTTTTTGAATTTTCTCTGGTAGCACTTTAAATCCCAGTTTCTTATTCGCATCCCAGAAAGCTAGATCATAATCAGATATTACGCCTTTTTGGAACAGAGCAGTTAATCGCTGGGTAACTACTGATTTAGAAAGCTCTTCTCCTTCAGGAGGGACTTCCTGATTTTTGAATCTCTCAATAGCATCTAAAGATTTCTTAGCTTTAGGAGTATCTTCTATCTTTTTTATTCGAGCATCTATTTCAGCTTTGAAATCCTCAATGCTTTTATTTAATTCTTCTTTAGTTTCGGTAAGGCTTTGGTCTACTGCTTTAGTTATCTCTTCAAAAGATTTAACTAATTTAGCAAAGCCTTCTACGTTCTTAGCATTAGACTCTTCTAAGGACTTATTAATCCCAGCTAACGACTGGTCTACTTGTTTCTGCAGGGATTTGAAGAAGTCTTCTACCTTATTAAATAAATCATTGAAGGACTTTTCTTCCTTCTCTTCTTCTTTTTCCTCTTCTTTTTTCTTTTTTTCTTCCTCGTCCTCTTCTTCTTCCTTATCTAAGGACTTTGCCACAGGCTCATCTAAATTAAAAAAAGACTTTAGTTCATCAAGGGGTTTTTCAAAAATTCCCATTAGATAGTTACACCTCCATTAATTTTTATACACATCAATAAGCTTCTTAATATCTGGATTAGTGAGCATAAATGCCAGCACCGCTTCTTCTCTATTTAAGAAGCCTTTTTTAGTTAGATACTCACGGCACTGATCTCCATTATCAATAGCAAAGCGGATAGCATTAACTACTTTGCCTATTTCCTCTTTTCGTAGAGTTGCTCCTCCTGACATAGCAGTGGGATTAACTTCATATCCTGCTTCTAAGGCTTTACGGAGTTCTTCTTCATCATCAACTTCTCCTTTAAAGGATTTCAGCAGGGTTTTAAGAGTAGCCTTGGGATTGATGGGTCTGGGAGTAACAGCCACTTCGGTAATCATGGCTTTAGTTACTATCTTAGGATTAACAGGATCTCGCTCAACTATCACTCCTTCCACAGAAAAAGATAGACTTCTATTAGATTGGGATTTATGTAAAACTTTAATTAAGTTCCAAGTATCATCAGCTAATTTAATTCCTTTATAAAGCCGTCCTGCTACTTGAAAGCCTTCATTAGTAATAGCCAAGTATTCAGGAATAGGCTCCCCTATAATGGCATCAGGACCTTTCCAATGGTCATAGTTATAGAATCCATAATTTTTGAAGTAATCAATATTCAAACCTTTCTGTAACATCTTCTCGCCTTCCATATCAAAATCTTCAGTGGAAGCGAGACCAAATATGTAGCGGTCTTCGTTATCACTACTATCCAGTGATTTCTTCAGGTCTACACCAAACATAACCTGAAAAGAATCAATCATAGAAATTCCTCCTAGTAGCAGAAAATTTTTTGAGCGTGGGTTTTAAATTGCTGAGGAGTAAGAAGAAAGAAGTAATCTACATTCAGAGATTCTTTTCCCCAAGACTTGGTGAGAGATTCTGACCCCCTCTTCCATATCAAGTGAGTATTTATTAAATCTCTAGGAGTAGTTTTTCCCTGCTTGATAGTCTGAGCAATCTTTTTAGAAGATAGACCAGACTTATCAGTAGTTAAGCTGGCTACTGCTTTATAAGGAAAATTACCTCTTCCCATAATTCCTGAGGTATCATTATATAGTTTGAGATATACATATCTTCCTGGATAAGCAAAGACCATATCAGGATCCTGCAGAACATCAGGAAGAGCAGAAAGCTTCTGCAGACTACCTCTATCTCCTCTAATCCCTTCTAACCTTTGTTCGAAATTATGAAAGGAAGAATGAACCTCTGAAGAATAATTTTTTTTATCCTTAGTTAAATATCCACTGGCAAAAGAATAAAGAGTGGACTTATCTATGTCAGGAAAGTGCCGCCCCAGTCCTGCAAGATGAAAGTAAACATAAGGATGCATAGAAACAGAATTACCAAAATGATCAGTAAAGGGCTGATTAATAAAATTAGAGGCAAAATAATCTAAGGATTCTTTAAAGGTTCTATGATAGGGTAGAGTATCAGGAAAGGGGCGACCTGAAGTGAGGTTCCCAATCTTACCTACAAATGGCATAATAGCCTTATTGTAGGCATGGCGAAACCCAACTAAATTATCTTTAGCTAATTGACCCTCTATAGAATATTCCTTCCCTGTAAACTCTTCAGGAACAGGAATAGTAGTAGTGCCCCCCTCCCCAGTCGGCAAGCGGGGGGAGACTGGAGAGGGGGTATGGGGAGAAGGGGATGATAAAGCTGAAGATTCTTCTTCTAACTTTCCTGGCTTTCTTAATACTTCATATCCTGAGACGTGGACTGGTCTTCCGTCTACATACCTAACGTAGTCTCGGACCCTAGTCAGCCCTTTTTTAACTATCTGAGCTTTTATCTCGGGACTTTCCTTCTTCTTTTTTCTTATCATTAAGAACTTCTTTCCCTCCAGGCAGGATAACACTTTTGATAGTCTTACTGAACTTCTCTGGCATTGGCTCCTCCAATCAAGGCATGAAAAGCTTCTAGATATTTCTCAGGTAGGATATTATCCAAAACCTCTACGACTTTATCTATTAACTGCTTTTCTGTAACAGTAATAGATTGTCCATTGAGAAACCTAGTAGCCATAATTTCCCCTTTTACCCCAAATATCTTTTTACAAACCCGAATAAAGAAGACCCGCAGCATATTCTCTAAAGGGTCAGTTTCTCCCTCAGGCTCTTTCTCTAGTATGTCTTCTAAATAAACATACTCATAGTATCCACCTGGCTTAGGAATACGGTAGAGATACTTATGAGGTCTAACTTTACCAGTAAAGACTCTAGTAGACCTAGACGGTAGATACATTATTGATCGTCCTCAGGAAAGCTCCCTTCTATTTCTTCCTTAAGTCTATTGAGCAGAGGAACATCATCAGAGAGAATATCTTCTAACTCCTGATCCAGTGAAGCTTCTTCTTCTTCAGTTAGATCTGAATTACCAGAAGCTACTCCCATAATAGACTGCTCCAACTGCTGGAGCTGTAACATCTGAGTCTTCAATCCTACTAACTGCACCCAGTTAGAAAGCTTATTAGACTCTCTCTGCAGTTCTAACTGCTCTTTCTGGATGAGATAGTTGACATACATAGGATCTAAAATTATGTCCCCATACTCTACAGGTGGTAATCCTTCTTCCTGCCGAACTTCATTAATCGTCTTATAAGCTCTGATCTCTTTATTCAGAGCTTCAATCCTCTCCATACCTTGGCGGCGATCCATACCCTCAAAAATAAAGATGAGGTCAGGATCTATCCGCTGCACAATATTTTTATTAATAAACTGGGATATGAAGTCTAGGAGAGGATATAAACCTTTATCTCTACTATTGCGGAGCTTAGATTCATAACTATTATCAAACAAAGCCCGCTCGTGGGAATCAGTTCCTGAACCACCACGGGAAGGGAAACCTATTTCATCAGGAGAGATAGCATAAACCGAGCAAATAATATTAACCAGATAGTCTAACCACTTAGCAAACTCCATATCCTGATTGGAGAGATGCATAGGGATATACTGAATATCAGTCCCACTAACTATCGGCATTCTCCAAGCCCCAGTTAATCCAGCAATCTGCATCTGCCACTGCCTCTTGAAAGCTTCTAACTTCTGCCTACTCATATTCCCACTCTTGAAGTTCAGCATTCCTTTAGGCAAGCTTCCCTGCTGGAAGAAGAGGCGGTTATAGCTCTCAGCATAGAGGTGCGAAGTGATAATAGCTACTAGCTGCTCTAGTTCAGAATAGCCATAGCCAAACTGGTTAATATCAGTCATAGGGTTAAACACCCCATAACCCATCTCATTAAAAGTGAACTCCGCTTTCACTTCCCCCTGTATAACCTGCTGATACCCAATGTCATCTCTAGACATACTACTAAAGGAACCTTTACCATCTTTGGGGATAACCAGCCTAATAGTAGAGGCATCAACAGCGTGGAAAGAAACTAGCTCACCTTTCCGAGTAGAAACCAGCTCTACAGCTACAGCATCGTAGGTAAGCCTATCTCTAACAATCTTCTTTAAAAAAACAGGGAAAGGGTCTCTGAGTCCTTGCTCATCCTCTTTCCCGCAGTGCTCTATAAAATTCTCTATCTCAATAATCTTTTTCTCCAAAGCAGGAGTAATCGGAGCTTTAGGGTCTCTCGGTCGTATCTTAAATCCCACTTTGTCTTCTCGATATCTGGATGGATAACAGAACCGAGAGACCTGATTAACTCGTGTCTGTATGATAGCAGCGACTACCGAATCCTTCCTCGCCATCCTCTGGAGAAATTCCCATGACAGGGCACTGATTTTATCCTTATATTCCAGCACATCCAGCACTGCCACAGGATTAAAATCCAAAGCCCTAGGGGATTTCCGACTACGGCGAGACGTAGAAAAGATAGCCTTGGTTAATTCCTCAGAAACATGGTTCTCCCACTTGGGGTCATATTCAGCTCTAGCTATAGACTTTCTCTGATATTCCATAGGGAGAAGTAATTAACTTTATCTCCTTTCTTTTATTGGGTGTGGAAGAGTAATCTCCCACACCCCTATACCCCGTAAAGGGCTTGTGCCGTACTGAGACGGACTCTTCTCAGTATCTCTCCTCGCCAACGTTACCCTAACTTTTTACGCCTGCCCTACCCTCAGAACTGTTTAATGACAGGCAACAGTTGCATGGAGAAGCATCCCATGGTGTTATGATTAGGATAACGTAGCTTTCTCATTACCTTGGTTCAAAAGCTTAGGCTGGTCAACTCAGGCTTGCATTTTTCTACAAGCCTCCAAAGAGGTAGTTGACAGAACATCCTTTCTAATAACAATAATATCTGCTTCTAATAGTAATATCGAACCGTATTGTATTTATTTTAGTGTGGGGTATTTACAAGCTAAGCTGAATATGCTATCATAACCTTATGGATACCATTAAGCTAACCTTAAGGGGAAATATAGTAAGTGAATTACTAGAATTTATGCAGGAGTATAACCATTATGTATACGATATTGACATAAAATATGAGTTTTTTGTCGATACTTCGGAAGTTAAGCTATGCAAAAAATCAGACCCTATAATAGAGCTAACTATCTCTCCAGCTATATATGACACTCTAATTACCTATCTCGACTTTCTCAAGATTGGATATGATAGTAATACATCTATTCAATAAAGACCCAAAAGACTTCATTAGTTTAATAAGAGAGTTATACGGTAAGAAGACAAAGGATAACCATAGTAATAGATAGTGATGATATAGAATCATTGGATAATCTGGAGTCCTTCTTACGAATTAAGTATCCCAGGGTATGTAATAGCCCCTCCTACTTATAAGCCTTCAAATGATTACACTGGGTTAGATAGAGACTCTATGCTTATAGTAGAGCCATACTACCCATAGTAATTCTACTTCTACCCACACGCTAAAATCAAAATTTTAGTAAAAATATAACTGCCAGTACTATTAAATAACTGCTTTATTAAATAGCTATCCTGCTAAGCTAGGCTACTGCTTTAGGCGACTGCTCTGTAGGTATAGGTAACTACTCTGGATACTTATATAATTCTACCCGCATGCCAAAATCAAAAATATAGACACTATGAGAGGAATACCCCCTCTTCCAATTCGTATAAAATCGTATGGTGTTTTTTGCTGGTTT